GTCGACAAAGAGCACTTCGAAAGTTGCTCTCCGTCTGCGTGGTCCGGCCGCTGGGCACCCTAGAAGAAAGGGTTTGGCGACCGGGACAGCTACATGGCAGTGGGACGGGAGTTGCAGTTGCATCACCCTTCTCGATGTGCTGTGTGGCAGCCTCACTCGTGATGGCACGAGCGGTGGGCGTCTTGACTTGGTGTCGTTGAGACGATCTGGCATGAGTCCCTCGGACCTTCCAGACAGTCTCGATATGGTCAAGACAGCCCTGGCTGGGCGCAAGAAGAATCTGCATCTCGACCACCAACAATGGGTGGCCATGGTCAACAGCTCCTATTTTCTTAGAAGTTTAGTTGAGGTGCTGTTGGATGCTGACTCTATCTTCCTGCGTCTTAAGCTTGCAGACCTTCGGGAGGTCTTCAGCACACTTTGGATTCTGACCCCTGCGGATCAGGTTGCCGTGCTGAAGTATTGGGTTGCGTGGCCGATGGCCCGCTGGTTACGGGACAGTGGAATCACGTCCTCGCGACCACCCTGCCTCCCCCCGGCTCCGACCTCAATGGACTTCCCTTTGTGGGGTCCTCTGAGAAAGCACTTCAGGAACTTGCTCGCGTCGAGAACGACAAGCACTAGGGCGGGCACCGTCTTTACTGGCATCTTGCAAGGTGTCAAACGTGGGTGCGCGCCAGTTCCTGAAGAGTTCGAAGTCCTGTCCTGTCAGAAGCATAAGAAGGCTCTATCCCGACCCCTGGAGCTTTCCCACGGCGACGACTTCTCAAGGAAGTTTCGTGCCATCTGGGGGAAGACGAACCAGGAGGATCGTCGTGCGGGCCTTCGCTCGAGGTGGAAGAGAGTCTATCTTGATAGAAAGTGGACTCGTCGACTCTACACCGCCTCGAATCATGCTTCTGTTGAGCAGAAGAGGTCACAGGGGGGTCGTCTCAGCGAAGTGAGCCGCATGAACAAGGTCCTCATCCACGAGGGTGACTTGGACCCGCGACTCATCGATGAGCCCCCTCTGCTGGACATGTTTGAGCGGAGCGGCAAGGTCGTCGAGCGTCGAGGTTGGCCTCTGGCCACCTATGAGACGTTCCTACGCCATGCCGCCAAATGTTGCGAGGGCCGGAATCTCCGCGCTCAGGTGGAGCTCTGTTTGGAGCCACTTAAGTGCCGAGTCATCACCAAGGGTGAGTCGGTCCCTTACTTCGTCGCTCAGACTTTCCAGAAGTCCATGTGGAAGGCGCTCCAGGAGATTGATGCGTTCAAGCTCACTGGATGTCCGGTTGATGCTTCTATGCTCTATGGCATCGAGCGCTCGACACATGAACTTGACCTGCCCTTTGACCAGTGGGTGTCCGGTGACTACTCCGCGGCGACGGACGGCCTCAGCCTTGAGGTGAACCAGAGTTGCATCCGCGCGATGCTGGATGCGTTCCAAGCGACTCCTGAGGAGCGCGAGGTATGCACTAAGGTTCTCGGCCGCCACGAAGTGAGTTACCCGGGACGCCTGGTCAAGGAGGACAACGGCCTCGAGCCGTTTACTATGCTCAACGGACAGTTGATGGGCTCCGTCCTGTCCTTTCCTGTCCTCTGTGCGGTCAACTTGGCCGCTTATTGGTGTGCTCTCGAGGAGTACACGGGCAGGACGTTCAAGAAGGAGCAGCTTCCGGTCTTGGTCAACGGTGACGACATCCTCTTCAAGGCTAACCTGGCCTTCTACGAGGTGTGGAAGAAGTGGGTCGGTAGAGCGGGGTTCACCCTTTCCTTGGGTAAGAACTATATCTCTCCACACTTCATCACCGTCAACTCCGAGTCCTGGATCCACAAGGGGGGTAGCAACTTTTGCAAATTGCCCTTCCTGAACTGCGGCCTGCTCCTCCAAGAGGCAGCGGGTCCAGAGAAGGTTCCCTTGCGAGCAGAGACTGCGGAGCGGCCACTGATCCCCAAGCTCCAGTGGATTCTCGACAATTGCGCCAACCCAGCTCGAGCCTTTGACAGGATCAAGCATCATTGGCGGCGCAGTATCGCGATCCACACTGAGAACGGGCGCTACAATCTCTGTGCGCCTGTTGAGCTTGGTGGTTGTGGTCTTCGACTACCGGAAGCTTGTCGGTCGGCGGTTCATTTCACTGCGTTTCAGCAACTTCTCGCCGGCCGTTCCCATCAACTTTACAAGGACTTCGAAGGTAAGGAGATTCGTGATTGCCCTTCCACGGGCCTTGAACGCTTGGCTGTCGCCAAGATCACGAAGTCTCCGAACCCTCTCTCAACAGAGAGCCGCCTAGGAACAGCGGTTCTTCGAGGTCGTATGGAGCCCATAAGAGGAGAAGGAGAGGTGCGCTTTGAGGATCCCCTCGCCTGCCGACGAGTGGCGGTCGAACTCAACACGGCACAGGAGTACCAAGACATTGATCGCCCTGTGTTCGCCCTCAAGCGCATTCCTAGACGACGGCTGGACTCTGTCTTCGCGACAGGGGTCAAGATCGCCAAACCTTTCACCTTCCTTTTCGAGGTGCGCAAACAATTGACTCGGGGGCCAACTGATGACGCATCCCCGCCGGCCTCAGCGCCGGAAATAATTGCAGAAATGGCTACGGAGCTCTGCACGAGCGCCCCGAGCCCTCCCAGCAATGGGGGGGGGGAGGTGAGTCACTGGTGATCTTGGGCCCTGCGGGGCCCAGCCCAGATGGCCCCCGGGCCATCTTGGAAAAGAGTGGCTACTCTATATAACTTCGAGAATAAAGTTCTCGCCACTCTTACACGTCGTCTCTCCCGCTTCGGAGCTATGATGGTCAGCGGAGTTCGCCGGACAATCGCGAAGAGGAAGAAGGAGAAGAAGGGCCAGAAGAATGGCCGCAGGACCCGTGCGGACGTCGTTCTCGCACAGGGGACAGGTCGCACCGTGAGTCGCCCGTTTGGCGCCAAGCGTCGTGCAACCGGCCTCGAAGGCTGGGATGCCTTCAGTCCTGCTCACCTCCCTCTCCCCCGTTCCGTGGGTCCCTACACGGTCGTGAGAACGACCGCTCTTGTCACTTCCAATGACCGGGTCAACATCATAGGCTGCTTCGCGCAGTCTGAGTCGGTCGGTCTGAAGGACTACTGGACCACGGTCGGGATGATCAAGTCCGTCAACTCCTCCCTCGCTATCAATGCGAACAACAACACCTTCCTGCACGATGTCCCCTTTCCCGGCAGCGGCTCGCTGACTGGGACTGGCATCTCGGCCGTTCCGGCCGCGGTCTCTGTGCAGGTGATGAACCCCAATCCACTCCAATCTACGGCAGGGATTGTTGCTGGGGCCGTCTGCCCGACTCAGCTTGACCTTCGCGGTCGGCTTGAGACGTGGGCGGACTTCGGTACGGAGTTCGTGTCCTTCATGAGGCCTCGCCTCATGTCGGCGGGCAAGCTCGCTCTGAGGGGTGTCCAGATGGACTCCTATCCTCTCAACATGAGCGCCCTGGCTGACTTCCGTCCCGTCCTCAACAACGGGGACACAGCCTTCACCTGGAGCACGGCGAGCCGGGTGCACCCTCTTGGGTTTGCACCGATCGTCGTGATTAACGAGGCGTCGGCGGACAGTCCCCCCCTTGCCCTCAACTTCTTGATCACTGTGGAGTGGCGGGTACGGTTTGACATCGGTAACCCTGCCGTGTCCTCACACGCCCATCATGGCGTGTCCTCGGACCAGCACTGGGACAACCTCATCCGTCAGGCCGTTTCCCGGGGCGCGGGTGTTATGGACATCGTGGAGAGGGTCGCCAACGCGGGCGGAGCCATCGCCGAGATGGCGCAAGTGGCTCGTCCCGCCCTTGGTCGGCTCCCCGCCCTCATGGGGTGAGCTCCGAAGCTTCTCCTCTGGTCTGCAAGCAAGCCGTGCTGTGACGGCGCTTGTTGTGCAAATCAGTGGTTCCTCCTTTGTACTGTCTCACACGAACAGCCAATTCTGTGCCAGGCTAGGGTACGAGACCCGTAAGATCCTGGACCGGCCTATCGTGGGACCGTGTGATGGAGGGACTGCTGCTGAGCCAATGAGCGTCTTCATAGTAGCCGTTCGTGCTCATCGGCTGCCCTGCAGCAGGTTGGTCACTGACCACCCCGCCAGGCCTTGTTGCCTGCCTAGCCAAAATAGCGGGGTCCCTGTCGCGAC